TTTGGGAGCTTCAATCATAACACAAGGAGTAACAATGTCAGACAATCTAGCCAACCCTGTAAAGGGAGCAGAAACTGATTTGCAATCAGCTGCAAAATCAATTTCAGGTTTATTAAATTTATCTAATGAACCAAAAAAAGAACAGCAACAACAATCACAAGAACCAAAATTACAAGTTTCTTCTGAACCAACTCAAGAGGAATCTTTGCAAGAAGATCAACCTCCGGTTCAAGAAAATCCAGAAATGGAATCGCAAGAGGAAGTTTCTGAAACTGAAGTATCTCAAGAAGAACAAACTGAGATTCAACAGGAACACAATTCCACCTACAAGGTAAAAGTTGCAGGTCAAGAATTTGATGTTACCCTAGACGAATTAAAGAGTGGTTACTCAAGGGATGCCGACTACCGAAGAAAGACTGAGGAGTTGTCTATTCAAAGACAGCAATTTCAATCTGAAGCGGAAAAACAAAGGCAAGACTATTCCAATAAGTTGAACGAACTTAACCAACTTATGTCTTTGGCTCAAAACCAACTCAATGCAGAAATTGCTTCTGCTGATTTAGAGAGGTTATATGAGGAAGATCCAACAGAGGCTCTTAGACTTGAACGTAAGCTAAAGCAAAAACAAGAAAAGTTTGCTGAAGCGGTGAACAAAACTAGAGCTGAACAACAAAAACAATTGCAAGAAATTGTTCAGTTGCAACAGAAAGAACTGACAACTAAGTTGCCAGAATTTTCTGACCCTGAAAAAGCTACGCAATTGAAATCACAGATGAGAAGTTATTTGAATTCTTATGGTTTTCAAGACCAAGAGATTTCTCAAATCTACGATCATCGTATTGTGATGTTGGTGAACGATGCCATGAAGTATAGAAATATGCAAAAATTAAAACCAAACCTAGCAAGTAAAATTGAAAAACCAGGTAAAGTTTTAACAAGTGGTATCAAAAAAGACAAAAGCGATGTTGCGTTTGAAAAACGTAAGGAAAAGTTAAATCGTTTAAGAAAATCAGGTCATATCAAAGATGCGACTAATGTTTTCTTAGACATATTAAATAATAAAACCCAAAGATAGGAGAAAACTACTATGACACAAATTAGTGGAACATATAGTACATACGATGCAGTTGGGGAAAGAGAAGATTTATCCGATGTGATATATAATATCTCTCCAACTGATACTCCATTTATGAGTTCAATCGCAAAAACTAAAGCGACTGCGGTGAACCATGAATGGCAATTAGACTCATTGGCAGCTGCTAGTGATTCTAATGCTGCTGTAGAAGGCGATGAAGTTGCTTTCTCTGCACCAGCATCTACAACTAGAAAAGGAAACTACACTCAGATTGCTACTAAATCTGTATTAGTTTCTGGAACACTAGATGCAGTTAATAAAGCAGGAAGAAATTCCGAACTTGCTTACCAAATCTCTAAAAGATCAAAAGAACTTAAAAGAGATATGGAAGCATCTTTAACTGCGAACAATGCACCTGTAGCTGGAGATGATTCTACAGCTAGAGAACTTGCAGGTCTAGGTTCATGGTTAAAAACAAACCAATCTGCTGGATCTGGTGGAGCTGCTCCAACTACTTCTGGTGTTAATGCTAGAACTGATGGAACACAAAGAGCTTTCACAGAAGATCAATTGAAGAATGTTATCAAGTCCGTTTGGGACAATGGTGGCGACCCTTCAATGATTATGCTTGGTTCTTTCAACAAGCAAAAACTATCTGGCTTTACTGGTGGTTCTACAAGATTTGACCCAGCAGAAAACAAAAGATTAGTTGCTGCGGTTGATGTGTATGAGTCTGATTTCGGTGCTATGCAAGTAACACCTAACAGATTCTCAAGAGCTAGAGATGCTTTCGTAATCACTCCAGATTTATTTGCTGTAGCTTTCTTAAGAGATTTCTCTTTAGAAGACTTAGCGAAAACTGGTGATGCTATGAAGCAATTCTTAGTTTGTGAATACACACTAGAATCAAGAAACGAAGCTGGATCTGGTATTATTGCCGATCTAACTACTGCGTAATCTTTGATTACTTTAAGAGGGGGGAGCAATCTCCCCTCTAACTAACTTAAACTTTTTGTTTGGTCTTTGAAGTCTTAAAGGCGGAACGAAGCAAACGGAGAAAAATACAATGAGAACATTAAACGACTATTTCTTAACGGTTAAAATGGCAGATGTTTCTACAGCAGGTTCAGTCCATGTTGTAGCACCTGATGACGGTAAGATTATAAAAGTAATGTCAGTTATTGATGGTGCAATTGCTACTGCTGATGCTGGTATTACAACTAAGATTAACGGTACTGCTGTAACAGGTGGTGCGATTACTATTGCTAATGCAAGTTCTGCTGCTGGTGATGTAGATTCTGCTGAACCTACTGCGGCCAATTCTGTTAGCGAAGGTGATTATATCAGCTTTACTACTGATGGAGCTTCTACTAATACAGTAGCTGCTACATTTACAGTAATTATTAGAAGATAATTATAAAATGGGGGTGGAAACACCCCCTTAAATCATTTATAGAGAACACATTTAGGAGATTAAAAATATGAAAACAAACGGAACATACGCAATTGTTTCTAATGAGAATGTAGATTATACAGGAACTGCTGGTCAATCTGCTGCTTTTGCAAGTGGTATTCATGCTATTAGAATTTGTGCAAGTACAGCTTCTTATTACAAAATAGGAACTAACCCAACTGCAACATCTGCTGACACTTACTTACCTGCTGATGAAGTAGAGTATTTAATTGTAAATCCTGGACAAAAGATTTCTTTTATCCAAGTTTCTTCAGGTGGCAAAGCATCTATTTCTCAATTATCTAAATAATGGCAAAAAAAGCTAAAGGCTTTGGAGTCAATAATTTTATAAAGAGAAGAAGAAAAAAAAGACCAGGAAGACATAGTAAAAAAGATAAAAGTACATATAGAGGACAAGGCAGACCATGACGAAGTTAGTGGAACATGATGGGTTAATAACAACTAAGTATCATAGTGATGATTCTAACAAACAAGTTATTATTGAAAGAAATGTTAACTACAAACCTATTCTTGACCATAATAAAAAGATGTACACTCATAATGATGGTTATTCTAAATCAAGAGAATTAAAAAGAGTGGCAAGTATTCCTACTTTAGTTTTAGAGTTGTGGAGCAAAGAGTATAACGGTAATGGTAATTGGTTTGCTTTACCTAAAGATGTACAAACAAAAATTTTAAAACAAAAATTAAACTCAAGTGAGTTTAGATATTTTAGAACTGCACCAGGAAGATTATAATGGCATTAACAAACTACACTACTTTAAAAGCATCTATTGCAAATTGGTTAAACCGATCTGATTTATCTACAGAGATTGCAGATGACTTTATTGTATTAACCGAAGCTGATTTAAATTCTAAATTGCGTATTCGTAAAATGATTAATCAAGCTACGATTACCATAGATGCAGAAACAGAAAATTTACCAACAGGTTTTTTGCAAATAAGAGATTTTTACATTCTATCAGGTTCAACTAAATATCCATTAAGATACATGACTCCATCGCAAATGGATTCTATTAAAGGAACTTCTACAACTGGTATTCCAAGTTCTTATACCATACTAGGAGATACGATTCGTTTTTCTCCTAAACCAGATGCTACTTATACTGCGTATATGAATTATTATAAAAAGTTTGACGCATTATCTTCATCTAATACTACCAATTATATTTTAGACAATCACCCTGCTATTTATTTGTATGGTTCTTTATTTCATGCAGCTAATTTCTTAGGTGGTATTGATGCAAGACAAGTTCAAACTTGGCAACAGATGTACACAACTGCTTTAGAACGATTAGAATTAAACGATAGAGAAGATCAATTCTCAGGTTCGCCATTACAAATTCGTTCTGAAGACACTATTGCATCTAACTTTAGTAATAGGTAATTTATGCAATTAAAATTTGGAGAATGGTTACCGGATCAACCTAGCCATAATAATCCAGGTGCAAATGTTGCTACCAATGTTTATTATGCTTTAGATTCTTATAAACGATTTCCATCATTAGTTAGTTATTCTTCTAATAACATTGGTGCAGATTGTAGAGGAGGAGGTTCTTTTAGAGATGGATCAAACAATGTTTTTAACTTTGTTGCAACGAACACAGATTTATACCAATTAGATGGTGGAACTTTTACTTCAAGAAAAGGATCATTAACTGGAACGAATACAGACTTCTGGACATTTACTCAGTTTGGTAATTATATTATAGCAAGTAATGGTGTAGATGCACCTCAATATTATTTAATGGGAACATCTACAAACTTTGCCAATCTTTCTGCTATAGCAACAGATGGAACACCGCCAAATTTTAGAGTATCAGGAGTAATCAGGGATTTTTTAGTTACAGGTAATCAAGCTGCAAATACGAACAGAGTTCAATGGTCAGGCATTAATGATATTGGTGTTTGGAATCCAGGTGCTAAATCTGCTGACTATCAAGACTTACCAGGTTCAGGTGGAGAAATTGTTGCCATATCTTCTGGAGAAGTTGGATATATCTTTAGACAAAACCAAATAGTTCGTATGGACTTTGTAGGTGGTGCAACGATATTTAGATTTTCGGTTATCTCTCCTAATAGAGGAGCTGTATATGGACAAACCGTTTGCCAAGATAATAGACAAGTGTTCTTTTATGCAGACGATGGTTTTTTTCAAATTAATGGAGATCAAATT